CCGTCGTCTGCGTCTGCTCCTGGAGCTGACGCTGGAGCTGGAGACCCTGCTCGCGGAGCTTGCGGTTCGCGGCCGCGCCCTTCTTCGCCTTGTCGGCGGCGAGCTTGGCCTTGTCGAACGCGGAGGGTTCCGCGGTCTCGACGGGGGTTTCAGGTGCGGCCTCTCCAGAGGCCTCGGCCGCGGAGGTGGTCTGTTCCGGAGGTGAGGGGGCCGGAGACTCTGGAGCTTGTTCCGCCGCGGCGCGAACCTTCACGGTCGGCATCGGCGTGTCTTTGACGACGACTTCGAAGCCGGGCGGCGGTCCTGCTTCTGCGGCCGTGGAAGCCATCAGCGCGCCACCAGCCCCAGCTCGAACTCGGGGTTGATCGAAGCCGAGCTCGAGGGAGCCCAGAAGTAGATGCTGCAATCGTGACCGGGGGCGATCGCGATGGGCGGGCTCAGGTCAGCGGAACGACCGGGAGCCGCGGCGGTGTCCGTCGCGCCAGGCGTACCGCCGCCGAGCGACAGGTCACCGAAGGCCACGGTGTAGACGTGACCGGCGATGTTCACGCCGCCGACCATGCCGCGCGCAGCGATCACCTTCGAGCCCGAGCTCGCGGAGAGCACGCTCGCGGTCGCGCTGTTCTGCACGTTGATCGTCGGCGTCGCGATGGCGCTCGTGCCGCTGTTTTCACTCTTCGGCGTGATCGCCAGGAAGTTGTTCGTCGTGATGGTGCGCGGAATCGGGTCGAGTATCACCGCGTACTGCCACGAGACCGCGGCGGTGCCGACGGCGGTGGAGACGAGCTTGATGTAGTCGAGGAAGAGCGTGCGCCCCGTCGACGTGTTCTCGTTGTTGTGGATCCAGAAGTTCGGACCCGTGTCGACGAACGACGTCTGCGCCGCGACCCACGTGAGGCCTGTGCCCACCGTCGGGTTCGTCGCGATGATGTAGCTCCCCTCCGACGCGAACTGATTTCGGTTCGGCGCGGGGTAGAACTGCTGCACCGGGTTCACGACGCCAAGCTTCGGCGCAGAGCTGACGCCCGCGTCGGGCGCGCCGCCCGGATTGCACGCGCTCATGAGCGCCACGATGACGTACGAGAGTGCGCCTACGAGCGCGAGCCGAAACGTGTTCATGCGTTCAGGTTACGCGGCTCAGCAGGGTGTGTCAATCAATGTCACATCGTGCCGTCACCCGCCCATGCTCTGGACGGTCTGCGCGGCTTGCTGATGCGCCAAGCCGTGCTGCACCATCTCGGCGACGGGTGGGGCGCCCGGAGGCGCGCCGGGCGGGGCAGGCATCGGTGGAGCGCCGGGCGGAGGCATCGGCATACCGGGCATGGGAGGCGCGGGTGGGGGAGGCGGAGGGATCCAGCCCTTCATGACCTCGCGGAACTGGAGCAGGAGCAGTCGACGTTTCGGCTCCACCTCGTCGAGGCAAGCTTTCGTGTACGCCTGCGAGACGAGCTCGATGGCCTGCATGAGGTAATCGGGACCGATGGCTTCGGGATCGGGCGCGATCTCCTTGCCCTCGTCGAGGATCTTGTCGACGCTCGTCATGACGTAGTCGTAGCGAGCAAACGCGTACGCGTTGTATTCGGCCACGTCGGGGTTATCGAGCAGGCGTTGCCCGACCTCTTGGGTCATGAAGCCGGCGTTCGTGCTGTTCTCGACGTACTCGAGCTGTGCAGCGGGATCGTCCGCGAGCTTGTTCGTCGGCAAGAGCTTGAGCACGTACTGGTTCGGCTCGAGGTGCGCCTCGATGTACTTCACGGCGCTCATCATCTGCTTGCCGTTCGGCGCGCTCACTTCGAAGTCGGGGAACTCGTCGGCGATTTCCTTCGCGACGGCGAGAATCTCCTCGACCACGTCTACGTACCACTGCTGGTACTCCTTGTAGCAGGGCTCGAAACGCTGCTGCTGGATCTGGGCGTACACCTTCTGCGCTTCGCCGCTGCGGAACTGCGATGGCGCTTCGCTCGCGGCGAGGTTCTGAGAGATGCCGAGCATCTCGAACCCGCGCTGCCACTGGAGGTTCAAGTAGTTCACGACATCGGGACCGAGCGGCGCCCACTGCGTCCACTCGGGCGGCTGTCCGGTGAATCGGATCTCGCTTCCGGGGCGGTTGTCGATCGCGTTCGTGTTGATGTCCGACCCTTCGGGAATGAGCAGGTGCGGCACGCCGCGTGTGATCGTCAGGTCGACGTTGTGGAGTGTCTTGGCGATCGCGACTTGCAGCGGCGCGAGCTCCATCGGGAACGACTGCGCCCAGATGCCCGCGACGGGACGCCGGCGATAGAGGTACTTGAGCCCGTACGAGCGCCGGTACCATGGCTCGTCGACGAGCACGACGTTGCCCACGCTGAGCACATGGCGCCCGTCTTTCGAGCCGTCTTTGCCGGCGATGCGCGGCAGGTGCCACGACTCGATGAGCAGCGCCATCGAGCTCTGACCGTCGTGCCCGTAGGCCTCGGCCATGCCTCCGCCGCCGCCCTGGAACATCGAGGATACGGTGTGGAGGATCTTCTCCGCCTTGTCGGGGAACTCGTCGGCGAGCGCGTACTTGTCGACCCACGTGCCCATCTGCTTCGACTGCGGATCGCCGTACACCGCGTCGTGCTCGTTCGTGTAATCCTCCCACGCGCGCACGCGGTCGATCTGGATGCGGGGCTTTTTCGGGTTCGTCCAATCGGCGTAGACCTTCACGCCGCCGAACGGGAAAAGCGCGGAGTCGAGCACGCAGGCCTGGTTGACGCGGCCATCGAAGCGGTTGTCGTAGAGCACGCCATCGACAAAGCGCTGCGTGAGCTTCGCCTTGCGCTGGAGTGTGCGATTTCCGCCCGACGTGCTGAACGTGATCTTGGGCGTCTCGTCGGTGATCATCGCGACGTACGTGTCCGCGACGCTCTTCACGAGGTTCCACGGGATGCGACGCATGCGCGCCGTGGGCACCTTGGGGCGGTATAGCTTCGGCGTGAGGCCGGCGATGGGCGTGTTGTCGTAGAGGCGCCAGCTCGTGACCATGTCCGCGCGGAGCGTCGTCTGGGCCTGGTAGTTTCGCTCGAGCACGGTGCGGATCTGCTCAGCGCACTCGGCGCTTTCCTTCTCGGCGAGCCACCACCGACCGTCCTCGAGCTCCTTGCGCGCGGGCGGGTCGACGGGGCGCCCGCGATCGTCGGTCTTGCGATAGACGCGAGGCATTCCCATCACTCGACCTCGTCGCCTTCCTCTGCGATGCCTTCGGTCGCCGCGAACATGTAATCCTTGTCGTCGAGCTGCTTGCCCTTCGGCGCCACGGGAGCGAGCGCGCCGAGCTCGATCTCCACGTCGGGCGTCTTGAGGCGCACCACGCCGAGCTCGCGCATCGCAGTGGCGATGGTTCGAAGCTCCGCGGCAAGCTCAGGCGCGTTCGCCATCAGAACTTCCGCCCGCCGTCGCCGTCGAGAATCAAGCGCGCAGCTTGTTCGACAACGAACGGCTCCCATTCGCGACCGATTTCAGCCAAGCGACGCGACCGTGGATGACGGTCAACCTCTTGGAACGCGTTCGCAACGTACTGTTCAAACTCAGTCCAACCACGCTTCGACGGTGTCTCCACCGAAGCCACCGACGACGGGATCGACAGAGTCTTTTTCGTGCCGGATTGGGTCATGGTGTGCCTTGTTCGCTTCATATCTAGCACGAGCCTCGTCGTCGGCTCTACGGCGTTCCTCTGAACGTTTGTCCACCTTCTTGCGGGCCAGGTTCAGGAGGCTACCGCGCCACACGTACAGCAGCGCGTCGCAGAGGTGGTTGTCCATGCCGTCCACCTCCTTCGTTCGCTTCTCGTTCCACGCGAGCGCGCCGAGCTCCTTGAGTAAGTCGGCGTTCGCGGCTTTCACGATCTTCACCTCACCGCGGCTCAAGGCGCCGTTCATGAGGTCGATGAAGCCCTGCTTGTTCGTCTTCTCCGCCTGCTCGACGGGGATGCCGTGCTTCTGCCGCATCGTCTCCGCGTAGCCCTTGCCGAGGCCCGCGGTGTCGCCGATGATCCGCGCGAACCGAAACGACATGGCCTTCACGTACTCGGCCGCATCGTCGGGCAGCATCTTCGTCTGCTTGTGCGAGCGGAGCACGTAGAGGCACGGGTCGTTCGGGCGCCATCCGACGACGACGAACGCACACGCGTCGTGAAAGCCAAAGTCGATGCCGAGCGCCCAGCGCGAGATGTCCGCGGGCGGGCGCGGGATGACGTTCACCTGCTGCGAATACGCGTGGTACACGAGACCGCTCGCATCCTGGATCCACTCGCCGTCCTCGAGCTGGCGTCGCGTGACCGGATCGAGCTGCGCGAGCTGACGCCGGTACGACTCCGCGTCCGCGCTGGGGTTATCGGCGAGCTTGGCGCCGATGAACCGACAGCCACCGTCGACGAACCGCTCTTTCACCCAGACGTGGCCGAGACCTCCAGGGTTCCCCGCCGCGCGCATGCGAAGCGGCACGTTCATGTCCGTCGTCTTGCGCAGGCGCGAGAAGAGGTATCGATACGACGCTTCGGGAAAGTGCGTCACCTCGTCGAAGCCGATGAACTGGAACGCGGCCGACTGGTAACGGTACTTGTCGGCGGGCTTGTCGAGGTAGCCGAACGTGAGGCGCGCTCCGCTCGGAAACCGCCACTGCTTTTTCTGCTCGTTCCACTTCGCGCTCGTGCCCGTGAGCCAGTCGCGCGCGCGGTCCATGATGGCCTCGGGAAGCGCGAGGTCCGCGAACGTGCGGCGGAACAGGATCGCGTTGTATCCCTTCACGTGCACATGCTGGAGCGCCGCCATGAGCAGTGCGCTCGACTTGCCGCCCGCAGCCGCGCCACCGTAGAAGGCCTCTTCGTCCTCGAGCGCAAGAAACTCCGCCTGCTTCGGGTGCGGCGTCTGCGGACACCACGGCGAGCGCCCAGACTCGCGACGCTCTACCTCGCGAACGAGCCTCTCAGCGCGCTCGAGCGGGTGCACGCGCCTCTTCTTGCTCCTCTTCCTCGAGCGGCTCGGCCTCCACGTGCTCGTTCGACGAGACGCGGTGCACGATGCGCTGCTTGTTGTACTCGCGCTCTTCGGGCTCGGCGGGCACGTACGCGCCCTCTTCGCGCTCCGCGGCTCGCTCGGCGATGACGCGTGCAGCCTTGGCGCTTGCAGCGCCATGCTTCGCAAACGCCTTGCGCATCTCGGGCGTCATATTGTCCGTGACGTGCTTCCAACGTCGCCAGTTGTGCCCCTCGTGCTCGAGTTGCGACTTCGGATACGAGGCCTCGCACATGTCCGCGATTTCGTCGGCTACTTCCTTCGGCGCTGCGTAGTCGATCGGGCCGGTCGCGGGCTTCGCGCCTTCCCAGACCTTCGTCGCGCTCACGGCCACACCTTGACGATGGGTGCTTGCGCGGCGGCGTATGCCTTCATGCGATCTTCGAGCGCACAGGCCTCGCGATTCGCCGCCCAGAATTCGGGGCCGGGCAGCGGATCGATGCAAAATGCTCCCCTCATGCCCCACGCGTGACCGCTACGGAACGGTTCGAGGCCGTCGTCTGGCTTCGCTTCGTACGCCGACGTTCGTGGCGCTGTTCGCTCGGCTCGGGCGGCGATCTTGCGCTTGAACCACGCGCGAAACGCTGCGTCCCATTCGTCGCGCGTCACGAAATCCCGAACTTCCTGCGCGCGGCGCGGTTCAGACCCGACTCGTGGAGCAGCCCGATGTGCTTCGGCTTGAAGTCTGGCGTCGAGTGCACGGCGCGCTTGGGTTGGTCGAGAAAGCCCACCTCGTAGCGTCGCGTCGCCGTGTCGAGGATACTCACGTAGAGCATCTCGTTGTCGAACTTCGGGTCGATCTTCGCCTTGGTTTGGAGAAACTCGTAGCGGTCGAGCAGATCGCCGCACAGGTCCGGTTCGCGGAGCTGGTGCGCAGCGACGAAGCCCGCGACGAGGAAGATCCGGCAGTTCGAATCGGCCGCGCGCCAGACCATGAGCTCGCGTTTCTTGAAGCCCGCGCGCAGAGCCTTGCGAAGCTCGATGCTTGTAGCATGCAAGTTCTTCACGGCGAGCTTGCCGCCGACTTCGAACGTGGGGCGCCATGCTTCGCGTTCGCCGAGCTTCGGCACGGTGGGCTTTTCGATGAGACCAAGCCGCGGCTTCACGACCGCTCCGCGTCGCGCATGAGCGCGTTGAGTGTGCCAGCAAAGACGATCACGTGGTCAAGCGCTCGCGGGTCCATTGGACTCCTTACGCGCGCGCTTCGGCTTGAGCATGTCAGCGATGCCCGGCGCCTCGTCGCTCGGCTCGAGGAACGTGCAGCGCGACGCATGCACGAGCCGACGCTTGCCGTGCGCGGTGATGCTCACCATGCCACTCTGCTCGTTGTACGAGAGCTCGACGCCGTTACCGGCGACGAACCGCTTTACCGGCTGCGTGAAGAGCGCACGAACCTCGACACTCGCGTCAGGCGGCGCCGCGAACCGCATTCCCTCAGGCAGCACAACTTCGTTCAGTTTCATTCGAATAGCCTCCTACAGACTCCCATGTTCCTCGCGGCCCGACGCACGTACGCCATGAGCACGCGCCCGCTTCGCTCGATGCACGCAAAACCCAGAATCGCGTCCGCATCGTCAGGCACGACCGCGACGCGCGCGCCGTGGCTTGCCAGGAGCGCTCGTGCATGCGCCCTGATGTGCTGGTTCGACGCGAACGAGTGCCGCCGCTCGGTCTGAACCCAGCACTCGAGCACATAGGGCACGTCGTTTTCCTCGAGCGGGCGCACGCGACAGAGCATCACTTCACCACCTGGAGGTGCGGGAGCTTCGCGCGGAGCTTCTTGAGCTCCGCCATCGTCGCCTTGATGCGCGCCTCGAGCTCGAGCGGCGTGAGCCTGTCGAGCGCCTCGTCGTCGGCGGGCAGCTTCGCGCGCAGATCGGCCAGCGCGACGTGCGTGTGTGTGATCTCCCGGCAGATTAGCGCGAGCTCGCGCGCGTCCGCCGTCTGCTTGCGCCATACCACCAGCTCATCGAGCTGCTCCTCGAGCGCGGCGATGGCCTCAGGCGTTGACAGCACCCCTTCTATATCGCGCGGGCGCGCGCGCGATGCAACGGGATTGCAAATGCAACCGCGTTGCACGTGAAACACTAGGTGGACACCTGGGACACGTGGTCCACAAGGTGGCCGCACCGAGAAACCCGCCACCTGACCCACCTGGACCACCTCTACCTCTCTAAAAAGAGAAAGAGAGGAGAGGGGGAGCACACGCACGCGCACGCGTGTGCGCGCGAGGGCGCGCGTGGGGAGAGTTGTGAGGGTGGGGTCGAGGTGGACCGTGGTCCGCATCACGAAATTCCGGTAAGTGGTGGATAATAAACGCGAATCTTCCCAGAATGACCCAAGTTCTTACGGACCACCTTGCCTCCGACCGACTGGACGGCAATGCCCAACCGCGTGGTCCATGACTTGTCCTGCCGTTCGGGCGGTACTCCAATGTGTCCCGCGAGGACGTTCGAAGCGGCGCCGTCGGCGGTCCACTTGCCCTCGATGACGAGCGCGAGGAGGTGCGAGCCAAGGCCGTCGTCCGCCGCTACGTCGGCTGCGTGCTCGCGCTGCGCATCGGCCACGCTGTCGAGGCCTTCGCGCCAATCGCCGCTCAGCGCGGCTTCCGCAAGGAGCTGGAGGCGGTCTCGCTCGAGCGCGGCCCAGTCGATAGCGCCCACGCGCCAGACGATCCAGCGACGGTGCCCTGTCGGATCATGGAGGAACACGGACGCGTTCACGCTGCACACGAGCAGTGCGCGCCGACGCATGACCGTGACGTCGTTCGAGTACTTCGCGACCCACTGCTCGTCTTGCCCGCTCACCCACGACTTGAGCGCGTCGACCTGCTTGGGATCGCGCGCGGAGAACTCGTCGTCGTGGAGGATCCATCGCGAGCACGCGAGGCGCTTGGTATCGGGGTGATCTGGCCTCCACACACCCAACCTGGCGAGCCAGGGGGCGCCGCCAGGGCCTCCCGCGAAGAGCGTGGCGATGGCGCGGTTCTTCGCGATTCCCTGCTCACCCTGGAGCACGGGCACGAGGTCGACGAGGAGGCCCGGCTCACGCGCTCGCGCGACGCACGCACGCAGCCATGCGCGCCCGGTGACGCGGTGAAACGACGTGTCCTCGCATCCGAGGTACGTGGACAGCCAGCGCTCGAGGCGCGGGGTCTGATCCCACGCGGGCAGCGCCGAGATCCAAGCCTCGAGCGAGTCGAACGCGTTGCGCTCGGCGGCGAGGCGGCATCCGCGCTCCACGGTCTCGCGCGCGGCGCGGATCTGGTGCTCGCGGATGGCGTAGGCCTGGATGGCGCTGTAGTCCGTCGAGACGATTTCGCGATCGCGCCGCACGTGCCCGCGGATGAGCTCGGGCAGCACGTCGGGCCAGAGCGTGAGCAAGCTGTAGCGGTCGTGCTTCGGCCCGCCGCGCCACGCGGGATCGCGCTCGAGCACGCGCGCGATGTTCTCGTCGATCGGCGCGTTTTGCCCTCGGTCTTGGATGTATTCTACATGCGATTCGCGCGGCTTCGGCTTCTCGTCGAGGAGCGAGCCGATCGGCGTGTCGCCGCGCGCGAGACCATCGGCGATCTTGTGCCGTAGCTCGGCATCGTTCCACGGCGGCGAGCACGACGCGTTCCAGTCGCGTAGCGCGTCGAACGCTTCGCCCGCCTCGAGCATGAACCCGCGGCACACGCGCTCGATGACGCGGAACGCCGTGTCGTGCCCGTGCTGCCCGCTGACGGCTGGCTCGGCTTTCGTGAGCCACGCGCGTGCGCGAGAGACCGCGGACGGGGCCTGCAACCTGGGTTGCGGCGGGAACTGGAGGACGGGCGCGACGAGCAGATCGGACAGAGCCGTCACCGGCACCGAGCCGAAAACGAGCTCAGCGCTGCGCTGAACGCCGTCGACGAGCGCGCGCGGCGTCCAGTAGAACCGCGCGAGGTCTTTGCACTGCTTGTCGACGACGAAGCCAGGCGAGGTGAGCCAGCGCTGGGTGATGTCGACGATGGTGGACCACGCGCGCGGGTAGCTCGCGCGGTCCACGAGAGGCTTGTCGAGCAGGAAGATGAGACGCGCGCCGCGTGGCGTCACGTGCGCGTACGTGCACGGCGCGCCCTTGAGCTCGAGCGGTTCGGGCGGTTCGACGTGCTGGCCCATGGCGTCTTCGAAGTCGACGTCGACGACCATGCAGAACTGCGCACGCCAGCGATCGTTCGAGCGGCGCGCGTCTTGGAACACGCCCGGTGACCACCAAGCCTGATCGCCATCATGCCCCTCGAGCATGATGCGAAGCATCTCGAGCGGCGCGTCAGAAATATTGAATAGATCTCCGCCCGGACGACGTAGGCCGCGGCCGATGGTTACGGCAGCGAACGCGTCCAGGCGAGCAGCGTCGATACCCATCGATTCACCGTTTCGTCTGGTGTCTCGCTCGCCAACTGCTCGAGCAGGAAATAGGGAATGTTCCAAGCGGCGCAGAACGCCGCCCATCGTTTCTGAGCATCGGACAGGCG